CATTCACGGCGGCCGGACTGCGGTACAGGTCGACCACCTGCTCGCCGTCGATCGAGGGGCCGCTCACCTGCGCCACAATATCAGCATTCTCGGCAGCACTCAGAGTTGGCATGACCTACACACTCCCTGACGTGTCGTGCAATTCGCGCGTGAACGCGGGTGCCACGCGGTCGGCATTGGCGGTGATCGCGTCTTTGCTGGCGTGGCTGATACCGCCGGCGAACGGCAGGGCGAGGCGGCTGGCATTCGCGCGCAGGCGATCAGCCAAGGCGCGATAGCGTGCCGACCGATCGCCATAGTCGACACTCTGGCCAATGTCGTCGGTCTTGGACTGCGCCAGCGACGCAAAGTGCATCGCCAGCGACTCGGCGCAGGCGATCGTGGCGCTGATCACGTCGCTGCCCTCAAGCAGTACGTCGATCTCTTCGTCCTGCAGCAGCGGAGCGGCTTCGACGGTATCGCCCAAGCGAAAGCGCACCTTGTCGCGGTCGCTGGCCATCGCTGGATCGTAGGTCCAGCTCATGGCGTGGACTGGCCTTGCGCGGCAGCTTCCGCCTTTTCCTTTGCCTCGCGCTCAGCCTTCGCCTTAGCCTCTTTCTCGGCTTTCTTGCGCGCCTTCTCTTCAGCCTCGGCCTGTGCCTTCTGATAGGCGGCGCTCTCGTCGGCATTGGCCGCGCGAATGGCGCCGTCGCGCAGTAGCAGGTCGGTATGGAGCCAGTCGCTGGCGTCAATCACACTGCCCACCTGCGTATCCGGCACGCCAATCGCGCGCACAATCGTTACCAGCATGACAATCTCCTAGGCCACAATCGAGTCGAAGAAGTAGCCCAGGTCAGTTGCAACGACCTTGTTATCGAAGGCCATTTCACCTTCCACACGGTCGACCTTCAGCTCGCGAATCGGGAACTTCTGAATGGCCACGGTCTGACCTGCGCCCTGGCTGATACCCTTCCACTGGAAGGTGTAGCCTGCGCTTGGCAGCAGTGGCGATGGACGTGGGGCGGCATACGCCAGCAGCGCGCCCTTGCCCTGCACAAAGCTGTAGGCCGCGGTCTCGCCTTCGTTGTTGGTGGCGTACACGCCACCGGCCACCAGCACGCGGTCGATATCGAACAGCTTGGCGAGCATGGCGGTGGTAATCACGTCGGAGTTAACGTACTTGTACTGATCTTTGATCGCCGTGTGGCGCTTCAGCTTGGTGAACACGTCGTAGCCCAGGACCAGGACGTTCGGGTTCATGCCCGTGGTGAGCTTGATATAGCGCTTGGCAACATCGAGATCGCCGGCCGGGTCGCTGCTGGCATAGTTCGACCACTGGATCACCTGGTTCGTGCTCGGCGCCGACGCCACGCCGGTGATGGTGGTACCCCAGATGCCCGCGCCAAAGTACTTGCTGGCCCAGTCGCGCTCGCGCCGCAGGAGCAGGCGCTGCGTGACAAACTCGGTGGCGTCGCGATCCAGGTCGATGCCATCGTCCTGATTGGCGCGAATATCCCACGGTACGTCTTTGTGAAACGCCCAGGTTTTGGTGTTGTAGTTGTCGGTGCCGATACCGTAGCCACCACCGGCCGACTCGGTCGCGGGTGGGCGCACCTGCGCCTCATCACGGAACCAGTCGTTCTTGGTGTAGACGTAGTACGAGTCCGACGCCTTGTCGACCGGGATCACCGGAAAGACCTTGTCGGAGATGTATTCGTCGGTGCCTTGCATATAGGCCACGCTGATGTTGGTCAGCGGGCGATTGACATGCACCGCGCTCTGGGTGGGCTGTGCCATCGGGTACTACTCCAATGCTTAGGCGCCACGCGCCGGGTTGATACAGTTGATGACGGCGGTGCCGATGCCATTGGCCGCGCCGGTAGCGGTGACCATCTGGCCAGTGATCCGCTTGGTCGTGTCGGTGCCAGGGACGTAGGCAGCCGCGCGGCCGTTGGCGCTCGTACCAATTTCGGCACCGGCCGCAATGGCAGCGCTCGCCACGATCTTGGTCTCGCCCAGCGCGCACACCTCGGCCGGCATGCCGCTCACCGGGTTGTTCTGCAGCACGCCGATCGGAATGTCGGTGACCGCGCTGCACACATCGACCAGGCCCGCGCCAACGAGCTTGACGTAGTAGTACTGCTTGGCGCTCAGATCCGCGTTTGCGGTCAGGCCGGGCAGTTTGATCTGAGGTCCTTCGTAGGCCATGAGCGGAGATCTCCTTTAGGCTGCTTCAGCCTGATACTGGCGATACAACGCCGGGTTTTGCTCAAGCGCCTTGGCGGTTGCCTGCTCGATGCTGAGCGTCGGCTCAGCGGCGCGCAGCTCGCTCGCCTTGCGCTCGATCTGGGCCCAGGCGCTCTCGGGTCGACCGCTCGCATCACTGCCCAGCTCGCGAAACGCCTCCGAGGTGGCGATCTGCGCGGCCACCGCCTGCTGCTGGGTGACATACGCCTTGAACTGCGGCGAGTCCTCGCCAAAAGTCTGGGCAAAGGTGTTCAGCACCTCCACATGGTTCGCCACCTCGCCGAACCAGCGGTGTGGGTGCGCACTGTCACCCAGGCCACGAATGAGCGCGGTGTAGCGCTGGGTGCGCGCATCGGCCTGCATAGCGGCCATTTGCTCAGCCAGCTGCTTATTCGACGCGGCGGTCGTTTCGCTGGCCGACTTCAGCGCGGCGTTTTCCGCCTCCAATGCCTTGAACTTAGTTTCCAGTTCAGCAAATTGCTGTGCGTCCATGGTGTCTCCTTGTACGCTGTCGTCTATCCGCAGGCTGCCCTCACTCGCAAACAGCGGGCGCAGCGCCGGGGCTTTGAAAAACGGGCGGGTCGTGAGCGCGCCGCCAATCGCGACGTCGCGATGCTGGATGCGCGTGGCCGGGTCTTCCCACACGTCGTACCACTCGGGCGAAAAATAGCGGAAGCGATCTGCCTGAAAAAACGCCCGGCCACGGTCAGTCCACTCTGCTTTGGCGTCCGCTGAGCCATCCGCGTTTTGGCGCATATCCGCGACCCAGCCAACCGCGCCCGAGAGCTTGGTTTCATGCTCGGCGTCGATCGGCAAACGGTCCTGATACACGCCGTCCTTGAAGTTCTGCACAAAGCGCGCATTGCGTTCGCGGGTGATGGTGATGTCGCCATAGCGCGGGTGCGCATAGGTGCCGGGCTTGGGCAGAAACGGAATCCACTCGGGCGCTTCTGCAAAGGCGATGGTGTGGAACAGGCGGTGCGTGTGGCCAGCGGCGGCGAGGTCGGCGAGGTCGGACGGAACAGGGCTGGTGCAAAACACCGAATCGCTCGCCATCAGTTCAAAGGCGTCTTCAGGCTCGGTACGGTCGCGCTTGATGCCGAGCACTGCGTCTGGCAACGGCGTTCCATCAGGTGTCGCGCCGAGAGCGGCCATAAGCTCAGCCGCGCCAGCTTCGTCTTCTTCGCCCATACCAAGTAGCGGCACGCTCAAATGCTCAGGACCAAACCACACGCCAAGCGCGTCGAAGCGTACCGGCCGCGCCTCAATGATCTCAATTGGGCTGGGCATGCCCGACTCCACCATCGTGAGGGTGATATGGGGCGTGAAGCCGTGGTCCTCGGCGAGTTCAAGGCCGACTGCTTCCAGGGCGTCGCAGACGTGTTCGCGCAACTCACTCAGCGCCGGGCTATCGAGCGAGGCATAGATCACGTCCTGCTCGCCATTGGTGAAGCGCCCAATGCCACTGATTTCGCCCGCAAGCGGTGCGCAGCACGCCGCCGCGTCGCGCACGGCCAGGAGCGCTTCAGCCCGCGCAATTGGCCCGAGCAGTTCGGTGTCACCAAACAGGCAGAGCGTCAGGTGCAGCTGCTCGGGTGCGAGGCCGCCGTCAACGGCCAGGGCCTGCGCGGTGTCGGGGTCGGGCACCAGGCAGACAATGCACCCGGTGTGGTCGCCCTCGGCCGCCTGAGCCGCTTCCGCGCGGGCCTTCCCGCCTGCGTGCCCACGCGCTTGCTTCCACAGCTCAGCGAACTCGTCGGCCGACAAGAAGCCGCCGCCCGACAGGCGCTCTCTCAGTTTGGCGTAAACACGCGCGAGAAAGGTTATCTGAGCCATTACACCAACACAGAAAAGCGGCGCTTGTGTCGCCTCCCCGCACTGAGGAAGTGACGCAAACGCCGCTCAATCGAACGACTATGGAGTTATACCGCCGCGAGTAGCTGCGTACCGTGTGCAGCGCCAGCTACGACTGGCGGTGTCGAGATTTGGGCGTGCGTCCCAGAGCGTTACCCTGGACTCGGTGCAGTATCGCCGGATGGTATCAGCGGCCAAGCCTGAGAGGCGGTTCTACCACCAATGCGCTCTGGCGACTGCCTTCATCGCGCCCGCCTCGCAGCCCGTTGACGATACCGTAAAACACACGCCCCGCTATCGTGCTTGTGGGCATTGGTCGCGGGAACAGGACTTGAACCTGTGACCTCCGGGTTATGAGCCCAACGTGGTACCGCTCCACTATCCCGCAATGATCGTGCATAAGAACTATACACCCTGAAGTATAGATACTTTCTATGGTAATGTCAAGTATTATTGATATTCGCTATCTTCGCCGCTCACGCCGCTCGGCCTGGGTCTCAAATGAGCGTGGTAGGTTCGCAAACTCTTCCACGGCGCGCAGCGCAATACGGAGTGCCTCGCGCACCGCCCAGGCAAGCGCCATGGCGCGCGGACTAAGCGGCTGCTCTGGTTCGTTTGGTGATAGGGTGTTCGTCACGCGCTCGACGCCCATCACGACGTCGCTCCATACGGACTCCCGGCCGCCAGCGCGCGGCAGTCGTCGCAGTGCTCTGCGCTGCCCATGATCCACCATACGCCGTCATCGCGCGCTTCAAGGTGGCATTTACAATTCGTTTTACATGCGGTGCTGCCGTCGCCGGGATAGGACGACAAGCCTGGAAAACGCGCGCCGTAGTAGGTTGCCCGCACCGCGCCCAGATAGAGCGCTGCGCGCTGCGCCACTTGCGCCTCGCTCAGATCGGGCGCGGCCTGCACAAACCCGCGCAGGAAGTCGGCCTGCTCACTCACACGCGCTTTTACGTCGTCGCGCTCGGCTTTGCTCAAGCCCTTGGGCAGCACGCCCGTCCGATCCGCCGTGCCGCGAATATAGGCCGCCGTGTGCGCCTTCGCCAGTGCGCGCTGCATCGCCCGCTCAAACGCCGTTGCGTTCTGCGAGGTCAGATACGCCTTGGTGGCGGCGCGCACGTCGGGCGCTATCGCTTCCAGCAGGCGGTCAACACTCATGCAACCTCCTTCGCCAATGCAAACGCATCGTCGAGTACACTGTCGATCAAGTCGTCCATCTCCGACGCTTGGCGCGGCAGCCCGGCTTGCTGTGGCGCGCTCTCGGACGGCACGGGCAGCCCGGCCTGCTTCAGCAGGTGCGCGTAGAGCTGCTGGCCGCCGTCGCCCTGGAAGAGCGGCGCAGCGCTATTCAGCGCCTGGATAAACGTGCCCAGTTCCCCTAGCTCCAAACTTTCCACATCGCCGTGCGTGAGCGCTGGCGCGCGGCTGGCGTCCATCCCGTTCAGGCGCAGCAACTGCGGAATGGCTTGCGTGTTCACCGCCTGGCAGATTGTATCGAGCCAGGCGCCCAGCGCGGTCGAGAACAGCGACGTTTTACTGCTGGCCAGTGCCCAGCTGCCGGTTGCCTGGTGTCCCAGCATCATGAAGTCGGCCAGCACCGCCATGGCGATCTGGGTGTTGTAGCGGTCGATAATCTTGCCGGTGTCGAACTGGCGCGTGCCGCCGGTACTGAGCAGCTTCAGCGTGTAGAGCTGGTTACCTTTGTCGTCGCGATCCGAGGGCCAGACAATGCCCTCTTGCGCGTCGCGCCGAATATTCACGACGATATCGCGCACGGCGTTAAACACGGCCGTTTGTTCGGCGGTGAGCGTCGGGCTGAGCAGCTCGGCCGGCACTTCCGCCACCGGCAGGCCGGCCAGGTCGCGCTCGACGCCGATCGCCTCGATATTCTCAATGTGCTTTTTGAAATACCACGGCCGATAACACGCGCGCAGCACGCTCACGCCCTCGGGATTGCCCTTGCGCGCGCTCGTTTTCAGGTGCAGGCACTTCGAGAGCGGAATAAACACGGGCGCGTAGTTTGGTGGAGCCTGTTGAATGAAACCGATCGGGTCGCCGCCCTCGTTGAACTCCCACTGGAGCAGGGTGTCTTGCGCGCGAATGCTCCACGAGGCCCAGCCGACCTTGCCATCATCGTAGCGACTGCTGTGTAGTGGGGCGTCGGCTTTTTCGCCGTCCCGGAGCTTATAGGTGATCTCCAGCGGCGCCCAGCCCCACGGCAAGAGCGAGAGCATTTCGGCAAGCGTCAGGCTCCACGCCTCCCGCATATCGTGCAGACAGGCGTTCACAAAGCTCGCACGCTCGATATCAGCGTCATCGATGCTGAACGGCGCGACGGCCCAGTCGACCTGGCGCATCAGCATTTCAATGGCGAAGAGAATGCCGCCGATCATCGGGTCGTTCGTGGTCATCTCGCGAATGACGCGGTGCCAGCGGTCGCCCTGCAGCTCGGTCAGGTATTCTTCACTGATGCGCCCGCCCCAATGCGTGAGGCCACTCACGCCGAGTGGGCGGAAGGCGGTTTGTTTGTCGGTCATGTGCGATTCCATTTACTCAGGCCGGCGAGGCCGATCGGTGCAACGGTGGGTGGCGGCGTCGGCCGGGCCCAGACACCGTAATGGGCTAATACCACGGCATCGGCACAGTCCGGTGAGTGCCCGATACGCTCTTTGATTGCTTCTTTCTCTTCAATTTGAACACCCGCTGTTGATAGCTTCCATTTGATTGCACACAGGTCGCCAAGCAACTCAGGATCCGGTGGTAGGGCGATATGATCACCGTGCTCAGGATCGAGCGCCTCGCGAAATTTCCAATATGCGGCCGCGCGAAGATTGCGAAACTTTAGCGTCTTGGTCCGGTCGGTCGTTCCTTCTGGCGCACTACTGCTATTGTTGACAGGCATCACCGTCGCATCATTGGTCACCAGTGTGTCGTACGCCGACGAGCCAATGCCAATCACGTCGATTGCGATATACACCTTGTTCGTGACAAACTCCGTAAGCAAAGCGGCAACGCTTGGTCCGTCCGGCGTTGCTTTGCCGGGGTACTTTTGCAGCGCCGCATACCACGCGCCGATAAGCTCACTGATCACCGTCTGATCGTTTCCGCCGCGCGCTACATCACATCCCACCGACGCCACGCCCGTCGTAGGACGTTGCGCTGTCCAGCGCTTTTGCGCCGCCTCAACCCACGCGCGCGGGATAACTTGCCAGGGATCGACCACGCGCCCTGCGTTAAATTTGCCTTTAAGAAAGGAGCGGAGTGGCTCGGGCAACGCCTCGATTGTGGCACCGTAGCCCGTAGTTGCAAGAATCGGATTGTCTTTAAGGCTGGCATGAAAGAATGTGCGTCGCTTAACGAGCTGTCGCCAGCTGGACAGTCCTTGTGCTGCCGCATCCTCAGCAAGTCGGAGTTGCGTTTCCTCTGGAATGTCTTCGTACTGACGATAGAACGTATCCTTGTCATCAAGGCGCACCACCAGGCGGATCTCGCCATCGACTGCCGGATCAGGATACGTGTCACTTAGCCACGGCGCGAAATACGAAATCACCCACTGCCCGCTATCATCCATGGGCGGGTTAAAGGCCAAGACCACACGACACTTCTGGCCTGCATCGGCTGAACGGTTCCAGCCACACAGGAAGCGTACGAAAAACTCGGGAAACTCGGTCGCTTCATCAAACCCAAGAAAGTCATTCGGCTTGCCCTGATACTTTTTTAAGTCTGCCTCGTACTGCACAGCGCGAAATGTCACAATGCGGCCATCGCTCAATCGCCAGCGATGCAGCGCTTCGTTAAAGCGGTCATTGGCATGCGAAACCTGCCCCTGATTGTAGATCTCGCGGCTACGCTCAATCATGCCATCAAGCGACGGAAAGACCCGCCGGTAAATGGTGCTGCGCTTGTGTTTTGTTCCGGCAAAGCCAAGCATGAGGTCGGACTTTCCTCCACCTGCCGCACCGCCATACCCAATCTCATCAGCATCACTTTCGTAGGCTTGCTGCTGTGGGCCGGGTTGCGGCGTCCAGACAGGCGGCGCAGCTGCGCGCGCCCGCTCATGTGCCTCATAGGCACGTGCACGCTCGCGCTCAAGCTGTTCGTGTGAGGCGGTGTACGTCTGCAAGGTTTATTTTGCCTTCGATAAAGGCTTGGCGAATATCATCAGGGACAGCATCCCAATTAATCGGCTCAAAGGTGTGCTTTGTCTCGGTTCGATCACGGAATTTCTCAGGCCGAATCCCTTTGAGCAGGAACATCATCAGTGCGTCACTGTACTCATGCTCCACATACGGCACCATGATCGGATTGCCATCAACACCAAGCATGGGTCGCCCTTCTGTATCAGCAACAGGAATGGTGATCATTTTGCCGCGATCAAATTTAAGGCGGCGCACGCCTTCGTGGGCACGCCTGCGCGCCTCTTCTTCCAGTAAGTCGGCGGCATTCTCTAGTGCAATATCCCAAGCAGCAGCAAATTCTGAATCATCTTCCCGCTGTCGATACGCGGTAGAGCGCTCGATCTTCGCAGCCTCACAGGCTGCGCGCACATTCCCTAACTCAGCAAGTGAGGTTAGAAAGGCTTTGGCCCAACGGGGCGCCTTTTTAGGTGTTGCATTGTGTTGCGTTTCGCTCATAGAAGCCGCCAGATCACCGTTCCCTCACTTGCACCAGATAGACACACGGCAGGATCTGCC